GGCTGCCTCACCCATCCTCAATTGAGGAAGAAAGGGCTGAAATGGATCCAGCCCGGTGAACTGTGGAACGACAAGATAAACTTGTCGAACCCGTGGCGGGAGGGAAACCCCCGCGCCCACTGCTCTCTGAATGTCGGTGAGACATCCAAACCTCTTCTTTTCAAGTCGATGCAATGACTTAAGAAGGAGACCCATACCTTCGAAATCCTCAGTTCGACTGACGTCGACTAGGGACTTACAAAGGTAACCCTCCCAACCGAAGTAACGTTTTCGTTCTCCGGCTGGTCGGGGGCGAGCTTCGTCGAAAGTGCCTATAAAGGCACCATCACCGAAGCCGTCGGGAAGCTGTGGCCTACGCCAAGCCCATGGAGCCTTATTTCTAAGGTTAAAGAGAAGGGATCGCATAAGATCGCGATCCCACCTCTCGTTCCATGAGTTCCTACTACACCACCGATAAAGCTGGTTATGAAGTAGGAACAAATCCCGTAGTGTTTTAGGGACTGACTTGATATAGAACGGCGTCACATCATACCCGTCAAAGTAGTGTTTACCACAACTTTCACGGAACGGGCCTAGCGTATGCGTCTTATCAACGTTAACGCGAAATCCACAGTAGCTGAGAAGTTCAATCAGCAACTGCGACCCGGCGCACGGGAAGATTAAATCATCACCGTACACAGATATGATTGCGTTCTCCAGGTCAAGGGCTTCTGATACCGCCGAACAGAGACCGTAGAACAACACGGTCTCTAATTCAAACGTATACCCGTTACCCATAGAACTGAACTTCCGGTAGAGGATCTTTTCTCCGGAAGGAAGAACCCCGATTGGAGAGCGGCACTGCTCAAGTGCTTCAAACCAATCAGGCGGTAGGAGGAGGCGCACTAAATCATACGCCACCGTATCACTAGCCATGGATAAATCTATCGTCGCAAGGTCCAGCTCTAAAGCTTTACGAGCTAGATCTTGATTAACGGTTTGATCATCCAGGTTAATGCCAGACCGCTTAAGGCGCTTGCGCATCAATGCACCGATCCCTTTCTGAATATACATATTCATGTCAGGCTCGATAGCAATGACGCGTTCGGTCTTATAGTTCTTCGGCACAGTTACAACCTTGTTTCCCTCCCGCACTACTGGGAGGGAACCTTCACCCGAGAGGGCGACCTGTTTCCACAGGGGAACTGCCGTAATTGCGGCAATTGCCAGGGCAAGGTTACCTGATGTCGTCTCCGGTATACCAGAGAATTTATAGGCGGTATCGGACTTTCGTCTGGGCAACCGAGTGGTTGCCCCAGGGCCAAAATCAAAACCGTCCGCGGCGAGGTTCCAGTCAAAGCGCCCAAGTACATGATAAATTTTTCGCCTGGCCCCTTCGATTAGGGACCAAACGGAAGTGCGTTCTACTGAGAACGCACTCTTATCATGTAACAGGCGTAGATTGGTTTCCTTGCACAACGCCTCTGCTTCATAAAACCTCTCCCAGGTTTTGTCGACCTTAGCTTGAGATGGTTTCCCATCATCAAGTTTAGATAACAACTCCTCAAAGAGGTAATTTATTGAGAATCGATCGGGACTATCACCACCCCCGGAGCCGATTGGCCCCGGATTAATGGTTGTTCCGAGCGATGCCGCTCCTTCCCAATTCGTAGCTCTTGCGAGCTCTCGAACGAAGTCGGAGAGGTCCAGAGGTATAACGACGTTACGACGCCGATTACGGCGAAGAGGCTTGCTAGCCATAGAGATACTCCAATAGTTAGTAGGCCTACCCAGCGGGTTGGCGTTGTTAAGTCAACCCGGATATCAGCCTTAGTAGATTGGTTCGACATTCTGAGCCACCGACTTAATAGTCGCGTGACCCAGAAGGTTCGACATCATCTTCAAGAGGTTGATACGCTCCTGGGAGGTGGAGAGTTGCGAGAAGTTGAGGGTCAGTTCAGCAGAGCTGTTCCGAACCACAGACGTCACGCCACTCACCGTCGCTTCGACGGGATCGTTGGCCTTGATGATAAGGCGATACGCTCCATTCGAACTCGCAGGCTGCCGCATCTCAACACTCAGTGTTTCGAAGGCGGAAGGCATCGAGCCCGACCTGTTCGCCAACTTAGCCAGGCTACCATCAGTGGTAACCGGAGCAAAAGTATGAGCGCCAGGGGTGGTTTCGTCATCATTGATGACAATATTGCCGATAGCAGGCATAGTTTTATTTCGTCCTAAAGGGCGAGTATACTGGCCAGGTAAACTAGGTTATTTATTACCTAGAGCCAAATGCTTGAGTCAATAGCGATAGACCGTTCGTCATATGGCCCAAACTTAGCGGATTTTTCAGCCGCGGGAGGTTTGGCAGAGGACTAGAAGGATAAGAACGCCTCCTAATCGTTTTCCGCCATGCATCTGCACGGGTGGTGTTAAAAGCACTACCCGGCTTCGTTCCTGAAGCCGACCGGGGAAGCCCGGTAAACGTTGCAGATGTATCTTGCCTCTCTGTCCTAGAACCACTCAGGTAAGTATAACCGAGGGTGGCATCAAGGACACTAAACCAATCACCTATGGGGAGAAACCAATCAACTACAAAACTGTAGGGGGTCTTTTCCCAAACCAAGGCGAGAGGATTAGTTAAGCCCAGCGAAGAAATATGGGCGAGTACGTCGTTAGTTGGGATATAATCCAACCGAACGAAACACCCGTCAAATCCCTTTTGCTGGCGTAAGCAGGGCCAATCGGAACCCGAGTTAAGGATTCCTGAGTCGGCAAACTCCTCACGGACGACGCCCTTTACAGTGACTACCCAGTCATTGAACCTATTCGACGCAGTGAGCTTATCCATGGCTCCATAAACGTCAGATAGCAAGGGCTTCCACGCATACTGCGATTCAAGCCAGGACTGGGGCAATTGAGCCCCTCGTCCTAACCCTAGGTCACGGGCAGCTGCACCAAGATTCCCTTTTCGGAGATCTCGGTAAGCTTTTCCGAGGCGTAGCGCGGTAGAGCCAACAAGGTCAGCAGTTAACTGAGCTTCGGCTAAAGCCTGAGCTGCGTTAAACTTCTGGTCCTTGAGTTTCAACAGTGCCTTCGTCACAGCTCTGTCGATAAGGCTCTGAGAGATCCCATTATGGGCTCTCACGTTACTATCCAAGGGGTTAGAAGGGTCTGTCCCAACGTACTGGATCACCTCATTAAAGGAGGACCCAGTCCACTGGTTCACACCACTCTGCCTATGGATTACGATCTTGTCAAGATCGTAGTCATTTGGGTAAAGCCATCCCGAAGGCTTGCGCCTTCGAGTTGGATCGGTCTTAGTCACAGTAGCATCCCAATACGCCGAATTCGGATAGGCCTCGTGATAAACTGCTCCATTGGAGTAGGTTATATAGAGGTGTCTATCGAGTTTGGTGTGTTCGGAAAATGTTGTCATGACTAGGATGGCCTAAATGAAAGTAACGGTTTAAATGAAGCCACTCTCGCGTAAGACGCGAAGATCCTGCCTCGATAAGAGGCCAAGATCGACATAACGTACGAGAGACTTGAGCTCACGCTCTAAGGCATGAACTTTCAAGCGGAGGATATTCGCTTTCGCGAAATAACCCTCCTCTTGAAGGGCCTCAACAGCAACAGTCCATCCACGTCGGATAGAAAGTGCTGAAACAAGCGAGGTAAAGCCTACGTCTGGTACGAACACTTCGATCGTCATGGGATTTCTCCTGTTGATGTTGAGACGGCTTCATCCACTGCAACGGTTTTATTGCGTTGCAAAGGAACTTTAAGTTCCGGCCGCGTGGAGCGGCAATAGAGCGGAAGACCCG